TGACCCGGACGGCCCCCGGAATGCCGGGAACGCGCCCGTGGTTCCACACCCAATCACCAGTAGCATCTGTAAACCCTTTGGAAGAATCTCGTGAGAGACCCACTTTCAACATGTGCAGACGCGACCGGACCAGATCAAGCTAATGTCCCAAAACTTACCGCCCCCCCTCTATGAGGGATAGGACGAAAGCCTGGTAACAGAGCATTTCACAAACAATACTTATAAAACATGACTAAACTAATCAACTATACTATGTATAATCAATTAATGAAGTTTGTTTCAAAGTACTATTTTCAAAATGTCGATATAGTTGGAAAGTCGGCTTTAACCAGGAAAGTACTGTTTAAGACTCAAATCTTAATACGTACTCAAGGTTCAGTTTCTGCTGCAACCTACATTAAAAAATGTAGATTAGCAGTAACAAAAACCCTTTCTGGTGAAAAGCTTACTCTTCCATTTGGTATCTCCTTGTCAAAAGATCAACTTCCAAGAATTCTTCCATACCACGTACGGAAGAAGATCATAGAAGGGGATAAAGAGACAATATCATGAGTACTAACCTTATTACAGGTCGGTAAATTGATAAAAGGAGACCCCAAAGTATTCAAAACTAACACTATTACAGATCCAGGAACGTATGAAGATACAATCCCACAATCTGAAATAGCTATAGCGATGAACGCGATGGGCCTTAGTAGAGGATCAGTAATCCCATCGTGAGATGGATTTACTTGAATCTCCACTGCAGGACCAAATGGTCTATCTATCCTAAGATCTATGGAAGACTTAATAAACCTTCCACAAGAGCTTATTGATAGTTGTATACTTTTAAACGGTGGTAGCGAAAGCTACTACGCTAAAAGCATACTATCCTTAAAAGCATTTGTATTGCACTGTCATGACAAATATAAGTCAATATTTGCCATCCCAGATGCAAAGACAAAATACTTAAGAAGAATATCTATCAAACCGGACAAAGAAGGGAAATCCCGTCCTTTCGCTATATTTGATTACATAAGTCAGATGGCTTTATCAAGCCTTCATGACTCAGTTTTCAATATTTTGAAAAGACTGCCTCAAGATTCAACATTTGATCAAAATGCTGGATTTAGAGACATTCTTTACGGAGGATATAACTTCTTCGCTTCATACGATTTGACAGCTGCAACCGATAGATTTCCACTATCCTTTCAAACAAAGGTAGTTGAACATCTATTAGGAAGCAGAGAAATGTCTGAAGCTTGAAGTCACATTATGGTTGCTTATCCTTTTGTTCTTCCTAACGGAAAGACAATTAGATTTGCAACAGGTCAACCCTTAGGAGCGAAAAGTTCCTGAGGGGTATTTTCTTTGGCTCACCATGTTGTTGTACAGATATCTGCACAACGAATTGGTTTACCATTAAAAGACCTTAAATATCGGATCCTAGGAGACGATATTGTCATAATGGATAGACAACTAGCATCTAGCTATCTGGACGTGATGACAGAACTCGGAGTATCCATTTCTCCTACCAAAACACATACAGGTGAAAACCTGTTTGAGTTTGCTAAAAGATTTGGATACAAAGGCTCTGAAATCACCCAATTCCCTATAACATCCATCGTAGAACACCTAACAGTGTACTCTTTGGTTGCTCAGGGGTTGGAGTCTGCTCGTGAAAGAGGTTTTCTTCCTCTATTCATACAGAGCAACTCTCCAGACTTCTGGAATGATTTAGTGAAAATAACGCATCCAAAAGCAAATAGGTTACAAATCTATTTGATTAATAAAATGCGCCAATTTCACCTATTACCGTCATCATCAAAGCCTATAATGAGTCAGATTCAAGATTTAAAAACCTTGGCCTGGGAATCATTTAAGATTGATGATTTCTCCGTAATCGACAAGGCGCTGTTAGACGCCAACATCGAAATAAGAGAGCGGGAAATAGACAAATTGACTTCTAAGAAGTTCAAATATAACATGGTTATACAAGGACTATTAGGGTCAATTATGTTCTTCATTCCATGGGACCAAGTTTCGGTAACTCACAGGGAATATCTTCCTGTTATATCTTCACTAGACAAGAGTACAAGATTAAAACTTGACACACTTGTTAATGTAAGAGAGTTAACGTCTGGTATAGAAGTCTCAAAAGCTTTGGAAACAGATCCAATAAAACCTGTTCCTCAGCTAAAAGGACTTCAACCAGTACGACCAAATGAGGTTATAGCTAGATCTAGATCGGCTCTTTTAAAACCCTTCTTAAATAAATTAAGAGAGGAAAAAGAAAAGTCGACTTTGAAACAAACTACTCCACTCAAATAAGGTGTAAACCTGGGGAGAGTGAGATACTGGGCTCGCAAG